ACATTTAACAAGCCAAAACTCAACACAAGCTCTGCCTTGTTCTGCAAAATGTAAATTATTTTTATATGTAAAATCTATGCCAAATAACTTTATATTCGCTACGTCATTCCAATATGCAAAGGCAACAGCATAAGCTACGGTGTTGTTAAGATAGTAACAATTTGTAGTCTTTACTATTTCTTTTACAGGATATTCAACAAGATTTTTACACCTTTCATCTATTTCACACGTATATATTGGTTTGTTGTGGCTTATAAGTAATTCTTTCATGCTGTCAGTTTGTCCACCAGCATGGTTTGTATCTAAAAATCTTGATGGTGGGTCCATCATAAATACTCTGTCATGAAATATAACAGATGCTACAGCGTTTATTACCCACACCTCGTCAAATTTAACACCGTGTGATTTAGCTAGACAAAAGTCAAACCAACTTTTGCCTAGACCAACAATAGCTATAGTCTTACCATTAAGTTTTTTTATAGGTTTCATCTCTCTCTCTTTTTTGTAACTTTACGTTACATTAATTCTTAACGAATCATATCTCATTTCATCTCTAGTATCTCGTCCTTCGCCTATATTTTTAAGTCGCATTAAGCTTTCTTTAAATCTCGCTTCATAAGCATTTATGTCGTCAGGTGGTAATTTTAAAAATATTGCACCTTCCAGTAAACAACCATATAACAATGTATCGGGTGCATCTGTTGATAAGTACGTTGTGCCTGAGTCACTGCCTGCTGTTAAAGATGTTGGCTTTGCTAAGTAATGTAATTCAACACTATAGTTACTGTCTGGCACAGGCGCGACTTCAAAACTGCTTTGGTCGAATATAGCGTAATACCTTGGCTTACCTGTGGTCGTTGTGCTGCTTATATATTCTTTTATAAAAGAATTATGCTTTAAATCTAAATAATCATATGTATTAGAGCTTATAACAGCTAATGAAAATGGCGCTAAAAAATCAGTTGGTGTACCTAAAAAACGATTACTAGATGTAACATTACCTTGCACATTTTTTCTTTGGTCAGGCAATTGCACACTTTTAAGTATTCTTTCTTCGGCTTGTAAAATAAAATTATTTAGATTATTAACAAAAGTTGTTTCATCTGTTTCTAAATAATCTTGTACTGCTGTTTTTAGTGTAGATAACGTAAAACTCATGATGTAGTTATTGTAACTGTACCCAATGCACTTGTCATGCTGTCTGGTGTCGTAATTTTTGTTCCTATAATTCCTAAATCAAAATTTGTGTAAACAGTAAAAATTGTTGGTGATACGCTTATATCTGGTCTTGGCTCCCTTACGGCCTGTGGGTCTACTTTGTTAGTAGTTGGCTCTAGTTGTGGATGTTTAGGCTCATAACAACTAGGACAAGTTTTAAGACCATTCCATTCTTTACGAAGTTGTTTTAAATAATATCTGAAGCCACACCTGTCGCAGATAGCGTAAGGATTTTTGTTAGATGCAAAAGCCATTATGCAATATTATAATTCGATACATCTGGCGTTATCTTTACTGAGGCTCTGTCTTCGTCTGATGCTAATGCTCTTTGAAATTCCTCATCATATAACGCTTTTAACATGGCTGTTTTTTCAGGACTTTTTTTAATAGATAAATAGTATGCTAAACCTGCGGCCAAACAAGGATAAAACCTGAAAGGCATTTGTAACGTATCTGTTGCAGCATCTACGTCATCCATACGTGTCAGCACGTTCATGTGTATCGTGTATGTGGTTGATTTATCAGGAGTTGGATAAACGCTAATTGTCGGATTAATTTGTTTATCAATAAAAAACTGTAAAGGTTTACCTGTCGTAGATTTGTTAGGTATGGATGCGTATTCGCTTCTCGACAATCTGGTCATTTGTAAATCAGAATTTTCTGAGTTAACTGTTTGTCTTACAAAAGCATCTAAGACATCGATGGCTGCGCTTGCCACACTAGAATCTACGTTGTATGTAGTAGTGTCTTTAACCATAGTCACAGTTTTTTCTTGTATAGTCCACTGATTTAAACCACGATTAGCCCACTCTGCCAACAGAAGATTTAAACTTCGTCTAGCTGTCTTTAAATCATAAGCAGTTCTTAACTCTAAGCCACACCTTTCAAACGCCTCCTCAACATAATCGGCAACGTCTAATTCGAAATTTTTAGAGCCTGATACTGCCATTTACTTATTTTTTCTTTTTAGCAGAACCGCCTCTACCTAATTTTTTAACGCCTGCTTTACCACCGCCCATCATTTTTTTGACACCAGCCTTACCACCACCCATCATTTTTTTGACACCAGCTTTACCACCACCCATCATTTTTTTGACACCAGCTTTACCACCACCCATCATTTTTTTGACACCTGATTTAGCTCCACCACCACCTTTCATTTTGCGTGGTGTACCACCTCTACCAAGTTTTTTAACACCAGCTTTACCGCCACCCATCATTTTCTTAACGCCTGATTTTGGGTTGCCTTCCATATCGACCTTGACCACGCCTGATTTGGGTGTAGCACCACCGCCTGCCATTTTAAGAACGCCACCATCCTTCATAGACTTAGCTATTTCTTTTTTATCGGCTGGCGACAAACTGCCTACTAATTTTTTTAAGCCTTTTAGTTTATTTTTCACTATTTACTCCTTCGTTTCAAAATATCTTGGAAATCTTTTTTATCCCAATCTTTATAATAACCTATTTTTTCTAATGTTTCAGATGCTTTATTTAATTCATCTAATTTTTGCATAAAAACCATATTATAACTTTCGTCAAAATGTGGCTCAAAATGTTCTTGGTCTACTACAACCTTTTCATCATGTTGTTGATGAAAACCCATTACCCACAAGTTTTCACTGTTAACAAAAGCGTTTAACATGGCTATTCTACTGTCAAAAGTTAACATGTCTAAATCCATGTTTGTATCACAATAAATAATAACATCTTTATCTGTAGGAAAATTTTTGGTTATATCTACTAGGTCTGTCCAATGTAAACATTTTGACAACATTACGTCTACCCTATTGTTCTCCCATGTTTTTTTTGCATAAGGACATACAGGCTTTTCTGTTTCTAATACTTCTTTAGACCAACCTCTAACCTCTTGTCTTATAAGCTGTTGACTAATCATTTTTTCTTTTTTACAAATGTTTTTACGTTTGTTGGCTTGCCACCAACACCTTGTTTTTTAGCTCTTTTTCTTGAAACAGCAGAGCGCTTTTGTGCTTTTGTCATGCGGTTAGCTACTCTTTTTGGCACACATTTAGGGTATTTACGTTTAGAACCTTTCGCTTTTTTTCTACCACATTTTTCATGGCCGCCACCTTTTTTCTTTGAGCCAATATCAACCCAATCTTCAGCAAACCATTTGGTAAGTCCTTTCATTACCTACCACGCATTTTAGTTTTTTTTCTTTTGTTTTCCATTATTGCTCCACAACCTTTAGCAATAAAGCCACCGTTTGCTGCACGCACTACGCCGCCCATAGCTTTACCTTTTGCACCTTTATAACCGCCGCCTCTTTTTTTATAGGTTCTTACTAGCCATGCAGACGCATACGCACTTGGAAAAACTTTAAATTTTCTTTTTGCTTCAGCTTTTACTTTTGCATATAGGCTTGGGTTGGTTACATTGCTTGGTGTTGTTGATTTCTTTTTAGCCTTACCACCTTTTTTGAGTTTTAAAGTTTCTAATGTTTCAGCCTGCTTGGCATGTAATCCACTAGCTTTTTTTAGAGCTTTAGAAACTTTTTTTATTTTTTTCTTTGCATTTTTTTTAACAAACATTTTACACCTACTTTTTTTTGTTTTTATTTTTTTTGGCCTTACTTAAAGCAATAGCTACAGCTTGCTTTAGTGGCCTGCCTTCTTTTTTTAACTGCCTTATATTTTTACTTATTACTTTACGGCTTTTACCTTTAGTCAATGGCATTTAACACTTCCACCTGCGTCTAGCTTGTCTTATTCTGGAATTTGGGTCATTTCTTGTTTTGGCTGAACTTTTTTTAAGTTGTCCTAAAGACCTAGCGCAAAATGATTTTCTTCTTTTGGCTGCTTTGCTACCCTTTTTTACTTTACCTGTCACTGCTGTTTTAAGTTTTGAACCAGGATTAGCCTTTCTATAAGCCGCAACACCTTTTTTAGTCATGCCTGCACCAGATTTGGTAGGGCGATAATTACCGCCCTTACCAATAGTTCTTCTGATAGCCTTAGCTTTTTTTCTAGGTTTTGCTTTAGCTTTTGCCATTCATCTAATAATTCTTTGTCAATACTAGAATTATAGAGTAAGTGTCGCCACTAGAATGACCCTTGGTTGTAAAGTCGATATCACCTGTCACACCGCTACCTGCATTATTAGGTATGCCTGTAAACAAGTCATAGTACTCATCACCTGTGCTGTCTGCTGGTAAACCTATAGCAAGTACATTAGAAGTTGCATCAAACTCTATATTTACTCCCATACCTGCACACGCCCAGTAAATTCTTGTTATTGAAACAGAAGTACATGCTTCACCTCTTTCATTTTTTTCAAGAGCTGATACATCTACTTTTTTTACTGCGCTTTCGCCTGTGCCATCCGATACATTAGTAAACTTCAAAATAGCCATTTTTTGACCATCTTGTATAGTCTGTGAAGTTACTGCATCTGCCATAATATACTCCTATTATGCGTCAGCAAATGGTGTAACTATAGTACCTGAACCCAAAATAATGCCTTCTACAGCATATTTAGCTGAGGCCATTGCAGTAACTTTTACTATACTGCCTGCTAGTCCACCCTTTGTAGAACCGTTCATAGTAATAACATCATTAGATGATGCAGATATAAATACTTTACCTGAAGCGTCATCTTTACCTGTGTATAAGCCGCCCACAAATTTATCTGTTCCATCTGTTTTTATGTCCATATCTGTAGCTGCTGTTTCTACTACAAAGAAAAAAGTAGCTCCTAGGTTATTGAGTTGGTTAGGGTCGGTGTTATCACCGGGGTCGGTTGTTACTATGCTTGGTAAAGTGAATTTACCGTCTGCATCGTTACAGGTTAATATTTTACCAGAGTGTGCTGCAACTGTTAGTGTTGTATCTGCTGTTAAGCTTACTACATTTGCATTACCTGCCGAAATGAATCCTGCTAATGATTTTACAGGACCACTGAATGTACTTAGTGCCATAATTTTTCTCCCGAAAAATAAGTTCTATTATCTTGGCTTGTCTGCTAGGTCAGTTAATAGAACAAGTTAATTAATCCTAGTCTAATGATTGTATATTAGTTTTTTGCAAAAAAAAAGGGAGCTACAAGCTCCCTTTGTTGGTTAAGAACCTTAGGCTCCTTGTGAAGCAAACACTCCACGCCAGTTAGATACACCAAATGAATATCTTTCTCTAGCTCTATACCTTATGTTACCTGTTGAAAATTCAGGTTCCATTGTGGTTTCCATAGGTGTTCTGTTGAACATCTTTAAACCTTCTCCATCTTCATTTACTGATGTAAGTATAAAATACGCATCAGGGTCATTCAGATAGTGGTTTACACTAAAACCGCTTGGTATAGAAGACTGATTTTTAATTGAGTTAATATCATTATCAGATGTAGAAACTCTGCCTGGTGTATTTAATAACCTATCCGCAATAAAAGTTAGTTGAGGTGGTATTATTAATTTATCAGGTCTAACTGCAATAGTTAGGTTTCTGTCATCAACAAATGTTGATATATCAATTATATTATCTTCTAGTGAAGTTTCATTTAGGTCAGCCATTGTTGTAGCTCTATTACGAGCAGTACCACCACCCGCTAACGGGTGAGCAGTAGAAACCAATGATTGTCCATCACCAATAGCAAAATTGGAATCAAATGCGTTGTTTAATACATTTGCTCCTTTTACTTCTTTGGTATGTTGCATTGAACGAGCCAATGCTTTTGTGTATCTACGACCTAGTTGGTCATATAAATTGTCTTCAATTGCTTCTTCAGTTAAAGAGAAAGCAAGAGCCACAGTTTCATGTGTGTATCTTGCAGTATAACCTTCTGAAGCATTGTCAAAGCTTACGCCCGCACCTTCTTCCTTGACAGGAGCTGCACCAAATCCAACTACCAAGACTTCCTCTTCGAAGGCTCTGTCAGAGTCTTCAATTGAGTATAGTTCTGCGTATTCATCATTGTTTTCGTCATATTCAAGTCCAAAAAGTGCATTTAGACCGGGTTCAAGTTCTTTCGCTAGTTGCGCTCTACTTATAGCCATCTAATTACTCCTTTACGCTAAGCCTGCGCCTTTAACGCCTGCAATATGATTTTGAATAACAACCAAAACATTTGTATTAGCTGAAGCTACGTCTGAATTATCAGGGTCTTGGCTAATATCTATTGCCTTTAAAGGCAAGTTTGTTGTAGTTGCACCTGTTGTGACATCTAACTCTGCTCCTGAAATACCAGTGCTGGTGCTTCCTGAGTTTGTATAAACGATGTCAAAATTACCAAACAGGTCTGCTACCGGGAAGGTGTCATCTGCTTGGATTTCGAAAACCGTGTTAGGGTCATCGTGTACGAAAGCAATTATATCTGAAGCATTAGTGCTTGCAGGGTAATAATTGCTAAATTTTTGCTCTGATGTTGTTGGGTCTGTGAACATACAGCCATTGAATACACCAACTATTGGAACAGTACCGCCATCGGCATGTATTTCAATACCACCGCCAGTAACCTGCATTACCAAGTCGCCTTGAAAAATATTTGTTCCGTAGTTTGCGGCTATTCTATAACGGCTTTGTCCGCCTGAATAGGGTGAGCCACCCATCATTTTTACAGGCTTTAGACCAAATGAAGCGTCTTTATTCGCCATAATTTATCCTACCTTTTTTTACCAAATGATACGTTAGATTTTCTATTAGAATCATACTTCACATATCTGTTGTTGCCTTCAACCTCACTAAACATAGTGTTATCTAGTGCTTCATTCTGTTGCACGTTTCTTTGTTTGTAATGTTCGTTGCGCTCTTTTACAGTTTCTGTTGGTATTTTTGCTAATATCAAACCACCTACTGATATGACTCCTGCGTGTCTTCCATGCTCGATAGTAGGTAAAGGAAAGTCAGGTATTTCGTCCTGTCGAACAAACTCCCATCCTTCTCTCATTCTAGCAGAAACATTATTTCTATCTTCTACCCCTACATACTCTGACCTAATCCATCGGTATTGGTACCCCTCTGGCGCAGGTGGAGTTTCTAGCATCCTCGCGGGTTGCCATGGTTTTCTTCTAGCGTTTTTATCGTGTTGCTCATCATCACGAGATTGGCGTGTTGTATTTTCAATCGCATCTATATCCATTATTTTGCTCCTTCAATTTTAACTATTTCTTTACCTACTCTTTTTAGCCACTCTTCTTGTGACATTCCGTAAGGCTTTAAGTTACTCTTTACGGAAGCATGGTTAGAACTAATTTTAATACCGCTTTTCTTCCCTTGTGTTCCTTGGCGACTTCCAGAGGAAGCAGAAGCTACTCTTTGCACAGTTGAGTTTGCTTCTTTTGACTCGCCTTCAGGCTTTGCCTGTAATTCAGGATAAACCTTTTGTAACCTTTTGTCTAATTCTTGGTAATATTCGTCTTCGTTGCCATCAAATCCTTCTGTCAACAAATCCTCATGTATACCCATTGCTGTATAAGTTTTGACTCTATCTTTTTGAAACCAGTCATTTTTTTCTTGCCACTCAACAGCTTTTGCATCAGGCTTAGGTTTATCATACACCTGTTGTGGCGTATTTTGTACATTTTGTTCAACATTTGTTGAATATTGTTCTTGTTGAGTTTCTAATTGCATTTTAGCTAATCTAACTCTTTCTTCTTCTAAGGTTACTTTGTTAAGCAGCTCTACGCTTTTTACCTCTAAATTAGGGTCATTAGTTTCTCTTGCTTTTCTGTACAAGTCTTCAGCTTGTTGTCTTTGTGACTTAACTCTATTTTCATACTCCTCAGTATAATTTTTATCTAAAACTGTAGCTCTGTTTTTTACTGAGGATAATTCATTAGATGCTTTTGCATATTTAGATTCGGCCTCTTCAGCTCTTAGTTCTGCGGCACGAATTCTATCGTTAAGCTTATTTATTCTTTTTGATACACCTCTGGTGTATTTATCAAGTTCATCATCACCACCTGAGTTGGTTTCGACTGCCTCTGTTTCGCTTATGTTTTCTGTTGGTTCTACAACGTCAACAACAAGCTCATCTTCGGCTTGAACCTGATTATCTTGGTTTGTGTTATTCATATAATTACTCCTTATACTGAAACAATGTCATCAGGGTTTAAAATTGTGGCGATTACTTCATCGTCATTAATTATTCTAACTTCGCTTTCATCAGCCAACCTAAACCTAGAGCCTGCATATCGTCCAATCATTATCCAGTCGCCCTTCTTACACCACACAGACGAAAATCTTTTTTTGTCTGCATAAGCATCAGGACCAACCGCAACAACGTAAGCCACCACAGTCGCTAGGGTCTCTCTATCGATGGTTTCTTTTACTAATTGAATACCACCCTCTGATACTCCCTTACCACGGTAAGGTAATACCAACAAACGCCAACCTGTAGGCTGTGGCATCCGCTCGAGAATACTTTTATCTAATAAACTTGGGTCTAAAACTCTTTTGTCCTCATCTACAAAAGCCTTGTCCAAATCTATATTATTTTGTTCTGTTTTATTTTTAATGATTTTTTGTGACTCAAGTGTCATCTACATCTCCTTTGCTTTGTAAGTGTTCTTTTATCTTATCATGAATATAGGATAATGCAGATATTTCGCCCATTAAAAATTGATAGTTTTCCATATCTTTAACGCCTCCTGACGTTAATATGGTTACTATTTGTTCCTCTCTCTCATTCAAATCTTTACGAATTGCATGAATTAAATCATACATATCCATAAATTAGAATACGCCACTGAAATTATTGCCTCTTAAAGCAGCTCCTTTACCTCTGCTTTTACCTTTACCATATCCAGGCTTGTGTGCTGTGTCGACCTTTACCTTTTGTGGTTGCGATAAGGCAATGCTTCCTTGACCTTTTATAGTAATGGAAGTTTTTGCTTTCATTTTTCTACTCCTTTTTTTTAGTAGTTTTTTTCTTAGAAACTGTTTTCTTTTTCACTGTTTTCTTTTTTGCAGTAGTTTTTGCTTTTTTCTTAGGCGCCTTACCGCCCTCCCAAGCTTCGTTAATATCTGGTGTATCTGGGTCATCAGCTACATAATGTCCTTTTTCATCTCTTGCTCTTTTAATTTCGTTATTAGCAACAGATTCTAGTTCTTTCATCTCAGCTTTTTTTGCTTTTATTTGTTCTACTATTTTTTCATTTATTGAGCTTGTCATTTATTCATCCTCGCTTGTAGGTCTATTAATTTTAATTCAGCCTGTTGTTGCAATCTTTGTTTGGCAATATCATTTTTTTCATTACCTATAGAAGCTTGTTGGTCTGCTTTGTTTTGTTGTATTTGCAACTCTGCTGCACTTTCCATGGCATCTTGCTCTTCTTTTGCCATAAACTGTTGATTTTTAATTTCTATTTCTTTATCACGCAATCCGAGTTCTTGTTGCCTAATTGCTACAAGTGGGTCTTCTTGTTGTGGCGGCTGTACGGAGGATAGAAATTCACTTGAAAGCTGAGCTAATATTGGAGAGCTAAAACTTTCTATTATAGTTTGTATTTGTTGTTGTAAGGCCATTTGCGACTGTGGGTCTAGTTGTGAAACTTGTTCTAAAGAAGTTTGTATTTGTTGTTGTACCTCAGGCGGCAATTGTTGCTCTGCCATTTGATTGGCCATAAATTGTAAATGTTGCATAACATGAGCAATGATAACAGATTGTAGTTGTGGATTAGTAATTACTGCTTGTGTTAAAAATAAACTTTTGTGTGCCGCAACATGCGCCTCATGATTTTGTTCTGGAAAAGCTTGTTGTGGTATGCCTTGTAATAAACCACTATTTTCAATACCAGCGTCTACAGGCTTTGGTGTGTTATCTGCTGGTGGCATCAATAAAGACTCTATATTGTCAACTCCCAATGCTGCGTACATTCTTCTGTAAGCTTCATAAATGCCTTGTGGACCATGTAACTGTGGGTTTGATTGAACCATAGTTAATAACTCCTGTGCCATAATTACCCTTTGACTCATAGAAAAAATATTAGGGTCAGATACTGGTATCACATCTACTTTTTTATCAAAATCTTCTATTTTAATTTCTCTTGGGCCACTACCTGTTTCATAAGGGTACACTGGTGGTAAGAACTCTTGAAATACTCTTGATAAAATTTGAAATTCATTTTTTTGTGAATAATGTAATCTTTTGTGGATAGCACTCATTACTTTAGTGCCTTTTTCTAACAAAGCAACAGTTGTTCCTACAGGCATTGCAGCGTTACTGTCACCTATGTTCATATCTGCTATAGCTGCAAATCTTTTGCCAGATTCTACTAAAAGACCTAGTAGTTGGAATAAAACATTGCTTGGCTCTTTGTATGGCAATGGCATTAAAGAATCCCTTAATGCACCACCAGGCGCATCTACATCTCTAAACTCGCCTGGTTGTAATGGCCC